CAGCACCGGGCCCGGCCAGTGGTGGCTCACCGACGCCGAGGCGACCTACGTGCTGCGCCCCGGACCCGACGTGTCCCCAGGTGTGCTCGGCCGGCTGGCCGTGACCGACACCCGGCCGCACACCGCCGGCGTCTGCCCGGTCGTCCGGTTCACCAACATGTTGGACCTCGACGGGCGCACCGACGGGGAGATCGAACCGGTCATCCCCCTGGCCAAGCGGATCAACAAGACGACCTATGACCGGCTGATGATCCAGCACTTCAACTCCTGGAAGGTCCGGACCGTCGCCGGGATGGCCGAACCCGACGGGGACGAGGCCGCCACCCGGGCCAAGTTGAAGCTCCGCCACGACGACCTCCTCGTCGCCGAAGACCCCGACACCAAGTTCGGGACCCTCCCCGAGACCCCGCTCGACGGCATGATCCGGGCCTACGAGACCGACATCAAGACGTTGGCAGCGTCCACCCAGACCCCCGTGCACGCCCTGACCGGCGACATGATCAACCTGTCCGCCGAGGCGCTCGCCGCGGCCCGGGCCGAGCTCGACGCCAAGGTCGCCGAGCGTCGCCTGTCCGCCGGCGAGTCGTGGGCGCAGCTGCTACGACTCGGCGCCCACATCGACGGCGACACCGAGGCCGCCGCCGACGTCATGGCCGAGGTCACCTGGGCCGACACCTCGGTGCGTTCCATGGCCACGGCCGCCGACGCCCTGGGGAAGATGGCGACCATGCTCGGTGTCCCCGTCCAGGCCCTGTGGTCGAGGATCCCCGGCGTGTCCAAGACCGACGTCGAGGACTGGAAGACCCTCGCCGGCGACGGCGACGCCTTCTCCCAGCTCGGCGACCTGCTCGAACGCCAAGCCGGTGACCCGGCCATCGGCCAGGTCGCCGCCGTCGACCCGGTCGCGGTGAAGGCCCAGGCCGACGCCATGGGCGTCCTCATCCGTGCTGGCGTCGAACCGGTCGACGCCGCCGCCCGGGTCGGCTTCGGCAACGTCGCCTTCACCGGCGCGGTCCCGACGTCACTCCGTCTCCCGCAGAACGCCGCTGACGACCTCGAACAGACCTGACCGTGGCGGTCGGCGCCCCGCTCACCCAGACCCACCGTCGGGCCCAGCTGGCACTACGGGCCCAGGTGCTCCTCGATCTCCAACGGCTGTGGCCGGCCATGGACTGGACGAACCTCGACCGCACCTACCCGGCGTGGGCCACCGCCGTCGCAGCCCTCGTCGCCAAGCACCGGGTCACCTCGACCAACCTGGCCGCCGCCTACCTCCGGGCGTTCCGGGCCGCCGCCGGCGTCGGTGGTACCGCCCGGGTCGTGCTCGCCGAACCGGTCCCGGCCCCCCAGCTCGACACCGTCCTGAAGGTCACCGCCGTCTACTCCGCCAAGAAGGCGACCGCCCGGGGAGTCTCCGCCGACCAGGCCATGGCCGCAGCGTTCGCCCGCTCGTCGGGTGCCATCTCCCGGCTCGTGCTCGGCGGTGGCCGCGACACCATCACCTCGACCCTCGACGCCGACCCCCGGGCGACCGGCTGGGAACGGGTCACGTCCGGCAACCCCTGCAGGTTCTGCGCCGACCTCGCCGGCCACCCCAGCTCGACCAGTTTCCAAGCGCACGACGGATGCGGCTGCTCAGCCGAACCCGTCTACCGCTGACCACCCCGACGCGACGTCGGGTCCACCAACCAAGGAGGCCGCGATGGCCGACGACAACGACAGCACCGACACCAAGGTCGACGACAAGCCCGACACCGGCACCAAGGCCGACCTCGGCGACGCCGGCAAGAAGGCCCTCGACGCGGAACGCAAGGCACGGCGCGACGCCGAACGCCGGGCGACCGACCTCGAGGGCCGCCTGAAGGCGATCGAGGACAAGGACAAGTCCGAGACCGAACGGCTCACCGAGGAGAACGCACGGCTGCACAAGGAGCTGGGCGCCGCGACGGCGTCGAGTGTCCGGATGCGGGTGGCGCTCGACAAGGGACTGTCGCCCACCCAGGCCAAACGTCTGGTCGGCGACACCGAGGAGGAGCTCACGGCCGACGCCGACGAGATCCTCGAATCGTGGGGCGCGAAGCCCGGCGAGGACCGCCCCACCCCGCCGCCCGGCGGTCGGCCGCGTGAGCAGCTGAGACCGGGCAACGGCGACCCCGACACACCGGTCGAGGAAACCGACATCCAGAAGCTCGGCGAGCGGATGTTCCGCCGCTGAACCACCCGCACGGCCCCATGTCGGTCGCCGCGGTCCACTTGACCTCAGGAGGTCTCCGACATGGCCAACACCCTGTTTACCCCGACGCAGGCGGCACGTTCCACGCTGGCCGCCTTGCGCTACCTGACGGTGCTCCCCCGGACGGTCCGCCAGGACTTCTCCCAGGAGTTCATCTCCGGCCGGGGTCAGACGATCAACGTCCCGAAGCCGGTCACCGCAGCTGCGGCCCGCACCTACACGGCGGCGAACCGGGCCGCACGGGCGGCGATCGTGTTCGACGACCTCGACCAGGACACCGTCCCGGTGACGCTCGACGACCAGGTGTACTCGGCGGTCCGGCTCCCCGACGACTTCGCCACGTTCACCCTCGAGAGCCTCGAGCAGCAGGTGCTGCGCCCCCAGGCCGAGTCGGTCGTCGACGGGGTCACCGCCCCGCTGATCGCCGAGATGAACGCGGTCGCCACCGACGCCGGCATCCCGACCCTGAGCGCCACCAACATCCGTGCGGTCCTCATCGGCGCCCGGGCCGTGCTCAACGCCCGCAGGGTCCCGATGACCGACCGGTTCGTCGCCCTCTCACCTGACGCCGAGGCCGCCGCCCTGAGCGACGAGCTGCTCCAGAAGGTGAACGAGTCGGGCTCCGACGGGGTGCTGCGTGAGGCGACCATCGGCCGGCTGTTCGGGTTCACGATCATCTCGGACCCGAACATCACCGACGGCATGGGTGTCGCCTATCACCGTGACGCCTTCGCCCACGTGACCCGCCCGTCGCGCAACCCTGAGGGTGCGGCGAAGTCGGCGACCGTCGCGCAGGACGGGTTCGCCCTGCGCTGGCTGCAGCACTACAACCCGCTGCAGCTCGAGGACCAGTCGGTGGTCGACACGTTCGTCGGTGCCGCCACCCTCGATGCCACCCGGGCCGTGTCGTTCGACATGACCGCCTGATGGTCGCCGCCCCGCTCGCGCCACTGGAGGCTCTCGAGGTGTGGCTCGGTGCCCCGCTGTGCGGGTCCGACGTGGCGCGGGCGGAGGCGATCCTCGCCGCGGTCTCGTCGCTTGTCCGGTCCGTCGCCGGGGTCACCTGGGACGGGGTGCCGGTCCCCGACGAGATCCACACCGTCACCCTCGAGGTCGCCGCCCGGGTGTACCGCAACCCGACCGCAGCGTCCCAGCTCTCCCAGACGACCGGGCCGTTCACCGAAACCCGGTCGTTCGCCACGGCGACCGGCCTGTACCTGACCCCGCAGGAGAAGGCGATCGTCGCCCGCTACCGGACCAGCAACCGGGGGCTGTGGTCGCTGCGCACGTCCCGCGACGACCCCGTCGAGGTGACCGGGTGGGTTCCGGTCGAGGGGTCGCTGAACCCGTTCCCGTGGTACGCCGACGACCTGGGCGAACCGGCATGATCGGCGAACCGGTCGGGGTGATCCGACCGACCAGCGGAGCGGACCGCTACGGCAACACCGCCCTCACCTACGGCGACGCCCCGACGCACACGATCCGCCGGTGTGCCTTCGATCCTGGCGGCACCTCCGAGGTGGCCGACGGGCGGCTCGCCGTCATCACCGAACCGACCCTGTACCTGCCACCGGGCGCCGACCTGCGCTCGACCGACCGGGTCCTGGTCCGGGGCCGGATGTTCGAGGTGACCGGCACGCCGGCGGTGTGGACCAACCCGTACGACGGCCAGACCCGAGGTGTCGTCGCACCGCTCCGGGAGGTGTCCGGCTGATGGCCAAGGACGTGACCGTGAAGATCGACCGGAGGGCGCTCGCCGCGCTCCTGAAGTCGCCGGAGGTCCAGGCCGATCTGTTGGCCCGGGCCCGACGGATCGCCACCCAGGCCGGGCCCGGGATGGAGGCGTCGTCGATGGTCGGCCGGACCAGGGCCAGGGCGTCGGTGATCACCGCCACCCCGGAGGCGATGCTCGCCGAAGCGACGACCCGGCGCCTGTCGTCGTCGTTGCAGGCCGGTGCCTGATGGCCGAGCTGCTCGTCGCCCCCGACGCCGTCGACCTGATCTGCGTCTGGCTCCGCAGCGAGCTCCCCAACATCCCCGACCAGAACGCCGTCCCTGTCACCCGGGGCGTCGAGACCCCACGGCCACCGGAGTTCATCACCGTCCGGCTCCTCGGAGGCGCCGGCCGTGACCCGGCCGTCCCCGTCGTCGACCGGGCCATGGTCGCCGTCGAAGCCTGGGCCGGCACGGTCGCCGCCGCCCACGACCTGGCCCAGAACGCCCGGGCCGTCG